ATTAGATATTGAAACAGCAAACTTCTCACATGAAATAGGGGGGTGGCACAACACATCTATGTTTGAGCCATCAGTGGTTGCTACATGGGATGGTGACAAGGGCACTATCTATTGTAACAAGTCTTTGGGTGTAGATGATACAGTCAAGGCACTACACCCTCGTACACTTGGTGATGACCTTGCAGACCATATAGCAAAGGGCGGTAAGATTCTCGGTCATAATCTTCGCTCATTCGATTTACCTGTATTGCGTGATGCGTTAGATTGTTGGACAGCCGGTGATATACTTGGCAAAGAAGATGCTGTGATTGATACTAAGTTGTTAGTAAACAAAGCGGCACTTGCATTTGGTAAAGTAGATACTTCACTTGGAATGCTCGTTAAACAAACTTTTGCAGACAGCAAGTTAATGAACAGCAGTGATGCCCCTGTAGCGTGGAGAGCAGGGAAGTATGATGAGGTTGCGAAGTATTGTCTAAGCGATGCTAAACTAACCTTCGACTTGTATCAGTTTGGTAAGAGTGAGGGTTATATCTCATCTCGTAGTTTAGAAACAGGTGAAAAAATAGATTTGGAAGTTGAGTGGTAATGACAGAAACAGGAAATGTAAAACAAGACAAAGCGCAAATACACAACATAAGGGCGGCTAAGACTGTAGCAGAAACAGTTAGGTCTACGCTTGGCCCTATGGGTATGGATAAGATGATGGTGGATGGACACGGCAATGTCATCGTAACTAATGACGGTGCCACCATACTTCGTGAGTTAGATGTATCACACCCCGGAGGTAAAATGATAGCAGAGGTGGCTCGTACACAAGAGTCACTATGTTACGATGGTACAACGAGTACAGTAGTGCTATCGGGTCAGTTGCTTGG